GCCCAGCACACAAGAACTTGAAAAGCGCGGCCAGCAACGGCTGCTTGACTAGGAGGCGCAATGCAAAACGTACACCCCACCGTGCAGCCGCTGCTGCGCATCCCTGGCGCACCGCCGCCGATCTCCCTCCCCTCCTGCCATGCGCAGGGGTTTGCCCACCTCGGTGGGCTTTTTTATTTGGAGCAAGCAATGAACTTGAACAGCTATCTGATGAGCTTTCGCGATGCGCGTGGCATTGGTCACGATGGGAGCCACTACCCGCTTGCAAAGCGTATCACTTGCCAAGACGGCTTCTCTTTGTCGGTCCAAGCCACACATGGAGCCTACTGCTCACCGCGCAAAAACTTGGGGCCGTGGTACGAGGTGGAGGTTGGCTTTCCGAGCGCAGAACCAGAACTGATCTTGAGCTACGCAGAGCAACCAGAGAAACCCACTGACACCGTATACGGTTACGTGCCCATTGAGCTGCACGGAGGCATGAAGCAAGAAGACACCACCAAGCCCTCCTAGTGAGGGCTTTTTCTTTTCCCGGAGGCCCTATGGCATTCGAAATCGACATGGCGCACTGCGCTACCGAAGAAGACCGCCGCCGCCGCGAGGCTGATGCACTGGACCGCGAGCAAGGCCGATTGCAGGCCCTGGCGCTGGTCGAGGCCATGCAGGGTAACACCGACAAGCTCTGGTCAGCGGTTGACTACGCAGACCACGACAAGCGCCTGATGCGCGTCCTGATGTGGGCGCACACCGCAGGCAATCCCGATGCGACAGCGCTGGTGCGTGACTTGTCGCGGACGTATGCAACACACAACGCGGAGGTATGACATGACAGGCTCAAACTGGACAGGCCGCTGTCCACGAACATTGACCGAGGCTCTGGGCTGTACCGGCCACGCAATTGAGGTCTACCGCACACCGCCCATTCGGCGGTTTTTTTACGCCTGCATCCGTCACGGCTGGCTGGTCGTAGCCGCTGTCCTGGCCGTGCTGGTGCTTACCGGCTGCGACGAAATCGACTCGCAGGAGCGTGGCGCAGCCGCTTACCGCGATGCCCTAGCCCAAGCACAGAAAGACCGCCCCGAACTGTGGACAGCAGAGCACAAGAAGCGCGCTGATGTTGCGGTGGGGATTGTTGCTAAAGGAGATCAGTGATGAAAGTAGAACTCAGTGGGTTCCTGTATTGGCAAAAGGACAAATACACCGGCGCGGAGTCATTTCAGTTCCTTCACTGGGACTGCCGCCAGTGGCCGATCAACGAGCGTGATGGCCGGTTGTTTATCAAAGAGCATTCTTTTGCCGTAGACATCCCGAGCGACTTTGACCCAGTGCCCAGCCAGATCGCTGATCTGGAGGCCGAAAAGGTCAAAGCCCGCGCCGACTTCCAAGCCCGCGTCACAGAGTTGGACCGCCAGATTCAAAGCCTGCTGGCAATTGAGCACCAGGAGGCCAGCCATGGGTGAAATGAAGCCCATGCAAGAGCCAGACGACATAGACCTCTCACCAGCTGCAAGCCTGCTGTTCTGGCTTGTATTGGATCTCGCATTCTTTGCAGCATTCGGCTTTATTGCTGGGGTGCTGTATCCGTTCTATACGTGAGGTGCCACATGCATCCCATCCTTCAAGAGTCTTGTGACGAGGCCATGGCCTGCGCGCAGATCGAATACGACCAATCACACCAAGGAACATCCAATGAGCATAGCCACACTGATTTTGGGCAACAGCGGCAGCGGCAAGAGCACCAGCCTGCGCAATCTGGACCCGGCGCGAACACTGCTGATCCAGTGCATCAAAAAGCCTCTCCCATTTTGCACTAAGGGCTGGGTGACGCGGGTCACACTCAAGGGCGAAGGCAACGTGATCCAGACGAGCGATCCAATGGTGATCGAGAAGATCCTCCGGACAGCGCCGCATGACGTGATTGTGGTGGATGACTACCAGGCCGTGATGGTGGACGAACTCATGACCCGCAGCAGCGAAAAGGGTTATGAAAAGTTCACCGACATCGGGAAGCACGCATTCAACGTCTTCCAAGCTGCTGGCGCGCGGCCAGAGCATCGCCGGGTTTACATCCTTGCCCACACACAGACCGACGACTTCGGCCAAGTACGGATGAAGACGGTCGGGAAGATGGTTGACCAGACGCTGGTGCCAGAGGGTTACTTCACCATCGTCCTGCGCACCGAAATCATCAACGGCCAGTACCTGTTTGCCACGCAGACGAACGGCCAGGACTGCTGCAAGTCGCCCATCGACATGTTTGCGGACCGGCACATCCCCAACGACCTTGCCGCCGTGGACGCAGCGATCTGCGACTTCTACAGCATCACCGAGGCCGCCTGATTTTTACCACCACAGAGAAAGCAACCACTATGTACGCACTCGATACCCAAGCCGCACGCCACGCAGACACCGCAGGCGCAACCATCAAAGAACTGGGCAAGTATGTCGGCGAGTTCATTCAAGCAGAAGACATCAAGACCAAAAAGGGCGGTCGCGGAGTTTCGTTCGTTTTCAAGAGCACGTCAGGCCAAAAGGCCAATCTGGCGATCTACACCACCAGCGCAGACGGCGAGCGTTACCAGGGCTATGACACCCTGATGGCGATCATGACCTGCATGCAGTTGCGCGGCATCAAGCCAGCGCCCGGCAAGGTCACAAAATGGGACTACGAAGCCAAAAAGGAAGTGCAGGAAGACGGCACCCTGTTCCCCGACCTGCACAAGCCCATTGGCGTGCTTTTGGAAACTGAGGACTACCAGAAGCAGGACGGCAGCCTCGGAACGCGGATGGTGCTGAAGAACGTCTTCCAGCCTGGGACTGAGTTGACGGCAAGCGAAATCCTTGACAAGAAGACGCAGCCTGCGGCTTTGGCAAAGATGGTGGAAGGGCTGCGCCACAGGCCGCTGAAGGGCGCACGCCCTGCCCCTGCGCCGCGTGGTGATGACGGCGCGGGTAGCCCACCTGCTGGGCATCCTGCATCGTCTGGGTTTGATGACATGAGTGATGACATCCCATGGTGATCTGATGCCAGTCCGCGATTACACGCGGTACGCCCTATCGCCCAAGGGCAAGGCCGCAAGAGCCAGGGCGCACGCACGGTACATCGCCAAACGCCGCGAACTGAATCAACAACCCAAGGCCAGCACTGCACAAGTCGCTGGCCTTCTTACTTCTTGGGGGCGAAATGAGCAACGTAACTCTGTTTGAAGCCGCACAAGCCGTGCGCGAGTCGGTCAACCAGATTGACATGGAGACGGGCGAGATTGTCGAGAGCTACACCGAGAGCCGCGAGCTTTTCCAGAACAAGGCGATTGCCTGCGTGGCATATGCCAAGGAAGAAGCCGCAACACTCGCCAGCGCCAAAGCCATGCTCAAGGACATGGCGGCGAAGGTGGAGGCACGCGAAAAGCGTCTGGAGCGGTTTGAAGCCTACCTTGCCGACTGCATGAAGGCGACCGGTATTCATGAGGTGAAACACGATCTTGGCCTGTTCGCTGCGAAGCTGTACCCGGAGCGCGATGAATCGGTGGAGATTGACGCCGACGCGGAATTCCCGCCAGAGCTGTGCAACGACCCGAAGCCGCCCACGCCAAGCAAAACCAAGATCAAGGCAGCGATCAAGGCTGGAGAGGCAGTGGCAGGCGCGCGCATTGTGCGCAAAGACCGGCTGACCATCACTTGACCCACCCAGCAACCCCACCCCCAAGCCACCCGAGAGGTGGCTTTTTCTTTGGAGCCATCATGACCAAGACCAACACCAACACATACCACCCCATCGACCCGTCTGAACTGAGCATTTCCAACGACGAATACACCGGGCGCGAGCGCACGAACGACGGCAAGTATGCCGAAATCTTCCGTAAGGTGAAGCAGGGGCAGCGCATCGTATGTCCAGAAGGCCGCGCCGGTGGCATTGCCCACGCCTACGCCAAGTGGCTCAAGAAGAACGTGGGCGCAAAGCAGCCGATTGTCCGCACCAAAGACCGCTGCGATGACGGCAAGGGCGGTGTGTGGTGGCTGGGTGAGAAAGAGGCCAAGCCAGCATCAACCGTCTGGGCGCCGCTCAAGAAGGCTGCATGACCCAGCTCTACAAAAAGCAAGGCCGCCGCTACGTCCCCACCACGCTATCCGAGCAAGGCGCATGGGGAAGCGATGGCCTGATGGCCCTGGCCGCATTCCGCTACTGCCTGGGCCGCATGACCTACATCGTGGGCGACTGCGAGCGGTGGGTCTTTGCGAACTGGGACCAGTTCCCGCCGAACGTGCGCAAGCTGATCCAGCGCGAGGTTGAGTACGAAATCAAGCGCGACGACGAGGCCCGAGAGCGCGGCGAGGAATACAAGCCGCTGGGCCACGACTGCGACAGGGCTGCATGGGAGCGGGTTCGAACGCTCTGGAAGCCCTGACCACCCCACACACAGGCCCGCAATAGCGGGTCTTTCTGTTTCTGCAGAGGATTCCCCATGACCGATAAAACAGACAGCAAGGAGCGCGAGGCGTTTGAGGCTTGGTTCAGTTCAGATGGTAAGTGGCCCAAGTCTGTTGAACGCAATGGCGACTGCTACAAACTCATTCAAGCCCAACAAGCCTGGGATGCCTTCCAAGCTGGCCGCGCCTCCCTCGCAGCAAGTGCGGGGAGTGAACCAGTGGCGCGTGTGAACGACGACGGGTTCATTGTGGAAATCGGCGATCTGCTGATTGCCCCAGGCCAAAAGCTCTATCTCCACCCCTCTCCCCCAGAGGGAATGGTGGGAGGGTGGATCGCCCTTCCCGGCGCGCTGCCAAAACCGGGTGTGCCCGTGCTGCTGGACATTGGCAAGAAGTACCCGATCCGCGCGATGTGGGCTGCAAAGTTCACGCTGCCGGTCGGCTTGGAAGACGACTCCGGGTTTGGCGAGTACGACGAGCGCACCGACGAGTGGTACTGCCCGGAGGGCTGGTACGAGTGGAATGAACACGAAGAAATCCACTGGGCCGTGAGCAAGACACCACTCGCATGGGCTCCTCTCCCACCCACAAAATCAGCGGATAGCAAGGGGGAGTGATGGCTGACAGAGTGCGCAACCTGCAACCGGGCCAGCGATTTCGGCTCAAGCGCACAGGCGAACTGTACGAGTTTCTGGGCCACAAGCGCGACACACCAGGCGGCACTCAGTACGTGGTGCGCCGATCTGGCTTTGCCAAACCATCCACCCTGCACCACTCGTGCCATGTGGTGCTAATTCAGGACGACCCATCATGACAAACCAACAAGGGGCGCCAGAAGCGCTGCAACCCATCCATCGTTTCGAGGTAGTTGACTGCATAGACAGCAAGCACGTACCCGCTGTGATCCCAAACGCATCCGGGCCGTGGGTGCGCTACGAAGACCACGCCGCCGCACTCTGCCGCCTAAACGCCTATTGCCAAGAGCTTGAGTCGCAAGTCATCCGGGACTGCATGACTCATGTTCAAAACCCCGC